AAAAAACTAAAAGAGCAACTATGATTCACTATTACCTGGTTTATGTTTTGATCTTCGCCAACATCATCCTCATGCTGTTGAATAGCTGGAACCTTCGCAAGATTCGCCAATTGCGCAAAAGCTACGAAAACATGATCAATGAACGATTGCTTTCGACGGAGAGGTAGCCAATAGACCTAGGCTATAGCGCCCCGATAGAGCGGGCAGGGGAAGAAGGGGCTTTTCTTCCGAAGCCGCCAGCGCAACTCCATGGCGGAAATGGCGCTGACTCGGATAGGACCGGCGGTAACGTTCCGGCTGCCCGCTCAACTGCCAGCGGAGAAGTGGGCAAATGAAGTGGCATCAAGACGGGCGTCCTCTGGGGCTCTTTTCTCGTGTGTTGGATATACAGCCTATGTCATTGAATGAAGTCTGTCCCCGATGCGGTAAGCCAGTGGGGCTGAAAATGCATATGTGCTTCCCGATTCCTGCACCAGAGTTCGCCATTGCTCAGACTAGGCGCATTCGAGAATTGGAACAGTATTGCTATCGAGTTCGGAATACCCTGCTTTCCATCGCCGCGCACACCAAGGAGCCCGATACCAGAGAGAAGGCGCGAATGACGTTAGGCACAGAGCCCCGACACTCACAGTCTGATGCCAGCGGAGGAACTGAGCATGAGTAAACCAGTATGGGTAGTCGCGCATCTCGCCGCGCTCGTGATGCTGTTCGTCGGCGGGTGGGTGACTATAGCTGGATTTGTGCTGTTCACGGCCATGCCATCACGGAGACAGCGCCGCACATCAACGTCAAACGCCTAGAAAATAGTGTCAAGCATTTTTTGAATTGACTCACCGGTACTGCGGTTGCTCGGAAAGACCTTGTTTTCCAGGCTCAAACGCGTTTTCGCAAAACGCCGTTTGGTAAAATGGTTGCGCGTGGGATGTCCACGTGACCTTACGGAGAGAGAACAAATGCGACGGCGCAAGCAATCGAAAGAACCGGGCCATGTGTATGTGAAGGCCATGGATGACTTGGAAGTGATTGAGAAGAAAATGGCGCGGCTCTTCAATGCCTGGGTGAAGGCGAAGGCCAAGCTACGACGGGCCAATGCAAAGTTAGATGAGATTCAACTGGTGAACTTCGAACCGGTTGTGAAGGCTTAAGCGAGCCCTAACGAGGGGCGTCTATGGATGGACGCTCCATTTAAATCAATTTAAATCCACATCTCTAAAATATTTTTGCACTCTCCGGGAAGGTCATCTAACTTCGCGCCCATGATCTCAGAGACGCGGCGGCGCTTACGCGAGTGGGGAGTGTGGGCCTGTGGCGGCGACCCCTCGGTGGGCTCCATGTTCAAAAGTCTCTTTGGGCGCGGCGCGCAAAACTTGCTGGAAATGCCGCCTCATATTCAAGAAGTCGATCACGAAGTTTGCATTGCCCCGCCCGACATTCGCGCTACTCTCATCAAGTTCTACACGCAGAGTGGCACCCTTCAAGACAAAGCAATTGCTTTTGGGCTCGACCGTCGCACCATGATGCGCCGGGTGGAAAAGGCTGAGTGGCACATGAATTCGGCTCTGGACAGCTTGCCCACGGAAGCGGTAGTGTCGCGGCAGAATGCGGTTTCTCACCGCAACGGGCCCGATCCGCGCCCCGCTCGACAACCCATCATCGTTATCAGGAGTCCGCTTCATGAGTACTCGGAATGAGAATCGTGCGTCCGAAAAAGGGATGAGTCACGCGCATTCGGGCAAGGGCTCTGAGACCGTGCGCAGCATTGAACACGTGGGCTCATCGGGCTCGCATGGCGTGCGCTTCAAGATGCCGGAAGATGTCACAGATCATTCATGCGTTCGTGAAAAACTCAAAGAGTAACCACGAAGTCACAGGAGTCATTGTATGCACCCCTACGTTGCCATGATTATTCCCTTCGGCGAGCCGGGTATCCCTGGCGTGCCGACCCATCCTATTGTCCCCGGTTCCCCGGGCGTGCCGACCCATCCCATCGGCGAGACACCGCCGAGCGTTTGGCCGGGGGGTTCGCCCTCGCATCCCATCGTGTTCCCGCCCGCAGGGCCGCCGCCGACCGTGCCGCCAGGCATGGTGCTGATTATGGTCTACCGAAGCGACATCGGTTGGACCTGGGCGGTCGTCACGCCGGAAGCGGTCAATCTGCCGACGCCGCCGACGCCTCCCGTCGCTGCCCCGGTGTGAGTCATGCCCGACATCAAGTCACACTTTGACCGCTCGAATACCTCTAGCGGCAAGCCTCATCAAGCCCCGGACGTGAAGGCGTCCGGGGTCTCAACCGTGGCGCGTGTCATGACGCGCGCCGAGCGTCCGCAGCCGACCTCGACCGGGCACGGCATTCGCTTTGAGGCGGAAGACACCAATCACGCGCATCACGTGAAGCGCGGCGGCTATGCCGGAACCGATTAAGGGCGAAAAGCTCTCGACCTTCGTCGGTCGGTATATGGGAAGCGGTGAGGCGCGCAAATCCTTCCCGAAGCAAAGCCAGCGCGCGGCGGTTGCCTATTCTGAATTTCGCAATCGTTCAAAAAAAAAAGAAAGCCGAAGTAAGCTCGACGAAGGCAAAGCCGCCGAAATCCGAAGGCGGCGAAGCGCAGGTGAATCCTTAGATTCGCTATCGCGCAGCTTCGGTATCTCGCGCGCCATGGCCTCTCGCGTCGGGCGAAACGAAGCCTGGAAAGACCGTGCTTGACGGGGTACGAATCGATAACGATACCGTGACGGGTATCCCTGCGGATGTGCGTTTGCGACCGCTGTACAACAAGCTCATCGTGCAGCCCTTGGATTGGCGACCGTCCACCATTTTGAACGTCGTGTACATGGGCCATCCGTTGCGCGGGGTGGTGCTGGCTGCGGGCCCTGGCCGTTACCCGATCCGTTACAACGGACGCAAGGGCGTGCGCACGAAGTCTTGGGATTCGACGGTGTTCGTGCCGAACGAAGTGAAAGTCGGGGACATCGTAGAACTTGGGGGCCTTGAGATTGCTGGCTATTTATTTCATTCCTTCCTGTGGGGCGACAAGCGTTGCATCCAAGTCAGTGAGGATGATGTGACGTTCATCGATGAGCGAAACAAAGAGTAAGCCATCAAGGCCGGTGCCAACGGCGCACTACTTCAAGAAAGGGCAAAGCGGCAACCCGGGGGGCAAGCCCGTGGGTGCTCGCAATCGCATTCAGGGTTCGTTTCTGCATGCGCTCGCTAATGACTTTGATCAGAACGGTATCAAGGCCATTCGTCTCGCGCGCGAAAACGACCCCATGGGCTACATCAAGTGCATCGCTTCCTTGATGCCCAAGCAGTTCGAGCAAGCGAGCCCCTTGGAAGATATGACGGATGCGGAGTTAAGTGCAGCCATCGCGCACCTTCGATCAAAACTTTCTATCGAAGATGGAAAAGGAGTGGTCGAAGAGAAAGTCGCGCAACCGTTTGCTCGACTATCACCCGTATCCGAAGCAATTACAGTTCCACGCGGCGGGCCTGGATTACCGGGAACGCCTCCTGATGGCGGGGAACCAATTGGGGAAGACGCTGGCGGCGGGCTTCGAAACGGCCATGCACTTGATCGGGGAGTACCCGGAGGGCTGGCCGGGGAGGCATTGGCGGCGGCCAGTGGTGGGCTGGGCGGCGGGAGTGACGGGGGAATCGACGCGGGATAACCCGCAGCGGATTTTGCTCGGTCGCGTCGGTGAGATGGGCACGGGCGCGATCCCGAAGGATCGCATCGTCGATCACACGGGCTCCCGTGGCCTTGCCGATGCGATTGATACGTTACTGGTGCGCCATTCTTCGGGCGACATCTCGACCTTGCAATTCAAGGCCTATGAGAAGGGCCGCGAGAAGTGGCAAGGCGAAACCTTGGATTACGTGTGGTTCGATGAAGAGCCACCGGAAGACATTTACACCGAAGGCCTGACCCGCACCAATGCGACGGGCGGGATGACCTATATCACCTTCACGCCGCTGCAAGGTATCACCGGTGTGGTGCGTCGTTTCATCATCGACAAAGCGCCGGGTACGCATTTCACGCAAATGACGATTGACGATGCGCTGCATTTCACACCGGAGCAACGCGCCGCGATCATTGGGAGTTACAAGGCCTATGAACGCGATGCGCGCACGCAAGGTATTCCGCAGTTGGGCAGTGGCCGCGTGTTCCCGGTAAACCCCGATGATGTGACGTGCCGTGCCTTCGCGATCCCCGATCATTGGCCGCAGATCGCAGGCATTGACTTCGGTTACGACCATCCGAGTGCCGCCGTGCGCCTCGCGTGGGATAGGGACAATGACATTCTGTACGTGACCGCGTGTTATCGCGCGCGTGAATTCACGCCGAATATGTTCGCCGCCGCCGT